CACCCTCCCGAATGTCACTTTCGGGCATTCGGGAATGTTCGTTTGTATCATTCGCTAATGTGGCTAATAATTCGTCTAATTTTTCACAGTCGATTTTGTAATACATCCGATGTTCTAGGCGTTTATGAGTTTCGGTTAGCACGCCTTTTTCACGTAGCAATTTGCGAGCAGTTTCTTGCTCTTTTCTCGATAATCCAGTTTCAATTTCTAACTCTTCTTGGGTTTTATAAACACCAAGAACAGGATCGGCTTTATCTTGCCAATAGAAAATTTGCTCAAAGAATATTTCAGCAATAACCCCACCAAATAAACGAGCAAGATTAGGACGATAAGCAATTGCTCTTCCTGTATTTTTAAGCATTGTTGATAGGTTCATATCTCTAATTCCTCAATCGCTTGTTCTGTTATACTGTCGTATATTTCTTTGCTTACGCCCTGCTCTATTAATTGTTGTTTTATGCCTTCATAAGCTATGAATTTTTCTCTATCGCTTAAACTAGCTACAAATTCGGGGTCAAATAGTCTTTCCATATCAAACCACCAATCTATATTCAGCTACACGTTTTCCACTGGACACAACCACCATTTGCTTTTCAATTTTGTGTCCTCTCTGCTTTAAGTCATAAATCCTTGCGCCAAGACGAGTACAACTAAATCGGGTGTAAGCCTCAAGCTGAGTCAATCGCTCGCCATTCAACAAAGCCTTTAGAATCTTTCCGTTTTGCGTTTGACTTGTTTTTTCGTTTGGATTAATATTTTCCATAGAAATAATTCCTATACTGAAATTGCCACGGTGTCCGCTGTGGCTTTTTTATTTCTTGTGTAACACAATCGCATATTCAATCGAATGTTGTGTTGCTGCCAAATGTTTACTCAATGCTTGACGGATTTTGTCTTCTTCTTGTGAGGTGACCTCACCGTCTTCTAACGCCTTTTCTAATAAAGCAAACAACAAGCCGCGCGCAGAAAGCTCGTGCAGTTGTAAATTAGCAAGCTCAACCTTGTCTAATTCATCCTCTGCTACATCAGGTACAAAACGACCACCAGCATTTCGGCAAAGCTCATCGATAAAATCAGTGCATCCATACTCAAGCTGAAGTGCGATCAATTCTTCGTTTTTGAATCGTTGGCCTTTTATTTGATAAAGGCGATTCTTTAATTCACTTTCGGTAAAACCTAGGAATCCAGCTACCGCACTTCTCCCTCCAGGAATCCGATCAATCATTTCGATAATAACTTTCTTCATTTCCATAATTTTTGCCTTATTTTTATGGTTTTCTTTTCAGTTGGTGTTGGTAAATTACAGTCATGCGATAATCGCAGAGCCTGACTTAATAGGTTTGCTAAAGTGTCGAATTTCTTCCGCAGAGACAGAGCCACCCAAGGCTTGAGATAGAATCTCGGAATATCTGGTTTCACCTGTATATTCAGTTCTTGGTAGAGAATTTGATGTGCGCCATTTGTAAACAGCTCGAACAGAAAGCCCACATAAATCTGCCACTTTAGCTGCACCTAAAGAGTCAATAATATGTTTTAAATTTCCCATATATAATCTCTTTAAATGAACTTTAAGTACATCTTAAATCAGAACTGAAAGTACTTCAAGTTTTATTTATAATTGAACTATTGGTTCAAAGGTGAAAAAATGATTACTGAAGAAAAAATTAAACAGGACTTTGCTGCACGGCTAGACATTGCTTGCAAAAGAAAGAACTTGCCAGAAAAAGGCAGAGGAAAAATTATTGCAGATATACTGAAAATTACGCCAAAAGCCGTGAGTAAATGGTTCAATGCGGAGACATTGCCAACTCAAGCAAATATTTATGTATTGGCTGATTTTTTGGGTGTAACAAAAGAATGGCTGACTTATGGCGATAAGAATGCCTCTATTGAGAAAATCGAAAAGCAAATATCCTACCCTTTGCTAAGCCCAATCCAAGCTGGACTATGGACAGATATTAGATCCCTTGAGGGGTTTGATGGTTACGAGATGATTCCAAGCACAGTCATTGCCTCTGAAAACTCTTTTTATTTACGAATTGAAGGGAAATCTATGCTCCCCCGTTTCAATGAGGGTGATCTGGTTTTAATCGATCCTGATATTGCGCCAACCCCAGGGAAATTTGTGGCCGCAATCAATGGCAACAACGAGGCGACATTTAAACAATACAAAGAGCTTGGCACGAGAACACCAGAAGGCATACCGCACTTTGAGCTTGTTCCACTTAATCCTATGTTCCCAACATTAAGCTCGCTCAACCAAGAAATCCGCATTATTGGTGTGGCAAGGGAGCGGATAGAAACGTTATAGTGTGGCAATGTGTAGAAGTCTTCAACGCTAAATAATCATTAAATGAGGAAATTATTATGGATAATTTAAAATTTGAATACTTTTCCAATATTAGTTTAAACGATCCATTTTTTGATAGTTTAAAAGAGGATTACGAAGAATTTTCCGATTGGTTTCGGAGAAAATCAAACGAACAGGCTTATGTTTTATATAATCGCCATAATCTAATTGAAGGCTTCCTATATTATAAGTTTGAGCGAGATGTAGAGGATATTAATCCGCCGATTCACGGAAAGTCGGTGATGAAAGTAGGAACCTTTAAGTTTAATCCCACAGGAACGCTCAGAGGGCAGCGGTTTATAAAGAAAATACTTGATATTGCTGTAATTAACCAAGTCGATATAATCTATCTTACTGTTTTTGAAAAACATGAAGCCTTAATTAACTTATTCAAATCCTATGGTTTTGAAAGTGTAGGAGAAAAAGTTACAAATAATGGAACTGAATTTGTTTACTTGCGAGATCTTCATGTAATAAAAAATGATATTTATCAGGACTACCCATTTATTCATCGTGAAAATACCAACAAATATCTACTCGCCATCAAGCCGGAATATCACACAAGAATGTTTCCGGAATCTAAACTGTTCGGGGAATCGCCTGACATAATCAAAGACGTATCACATTCCAATAGCATTCACAAAATCTACATTTCAGCGGCACCTAATGCTGATGATTTAAAGCAAGGCGATATTCTCGTTATGTACAGAACAACGGATATTGAAGGGAAAGCCTATTATAGATCTGTACTCTCTTCCGTTTGTGTAGTAGAAAGCGTTCGCCATATTAGCGAATTTAAAACGCTTTTTGAATATCTTAAATATTGCCTAAGATTTAGTGTATTTACCGAACAAGAATTGACTAATTTCTATCGTAAGAAATATCCTAAATCTATAATTAGATTCACATATAACTTAGCTTTATCTAAACGAATTAATCGTGAATCTATGCTTGACAATGGCATTATCGGAGATCAAAATAGAATAGTACTTCATCCAATTTCAGATGAAATTTTTAGTAAAATTCTATTTTTATCAAAAGCCAATGAAAGTTTTATTATCGATTAAACCTGAATTTGTAGAAAAAATAATTTCAGGTGAAAAAAAATTTGAGTTTAGAAAATCTTTACCAAAACGTGAGGGTATAACAACGGTTGTTGTTTATTCCACAATGCCTGTCGGAAAAGTGATTGGCGAGTTTAAGGTTAAAAATACGCACTCTTATGACCCTGAATACCTTTGGGAAAAAACGAAGGAATTTTCAGGCATTACCAAAAATTTCTTCGATGAGTATTTTTCCACAAAGGCTTTGGCGCACGCATTTGAAATTGATTCATTTAAGCTATACGATGAACCGCTAGTAATTTCAGATGTACTGCCTTCTGGTACACCTCCACAATCATATTGCTATATCAACTAGTTTAAACCGCCTAACTGGCGGTTTTTATTAGTCATTAAACTCCGCAATCAACTCCTCTAGCACAATCCTCTCCTGCTCATTAGCGCGCACAATCCTCAATTCATCATCTACGCGCGACACTATCTCATTAATCCCTAAGCTATTAATCCCTTCGCAATTCAGCGAGATTAGCCATTTTTTAAACTCTTTTTTCATAATTCGCCCTCCTTATCGGCAGAGACATAATAAACCAACCTCAATTTAAACCAACTATCGCTACCAAAATTTGCGATCAGCATCGCAAAAATCTCAAAAACACACCAAAAAACACAAACTTTGCTTTTCAATCGATTAAAAAATAAGCAATTAAACACTATTCTCAAAAATTTATTTCTTTTGAAATCAATTAAATATGAACAATTAGTACATTTTATTAAAAATATGTACTTTTTGTTCTTGACTATAATGAACCATAAGTACATAATAAACCCATCAAAACGAGATACACAAACAAGGAACCTAAAAATGACAAATCTTCAAAACTTTAAAAAACAGCTTAACTCAGTCGCACCGATTGAGTGCGGTTTAAAAGTTGGCGACCGAGTTATTTATAAAAACGACTTTGGAATCAAATTTGGGCCATTCGAAGTTATCGGATTTGAAAAGAAAGAAGATATTTCAGGCGGAAGATTTGTTTACTTAAACAGCGATAGTTACTGGTTCCCGGTGAAAGCGGAACAATTAACAAAACAATAAGAATCTTTACTAAGCCCTTTTGGTGAGGGCTTGAATAAAGGTTTTACAACCAAGCCGAAAGGCAATGCTCTTTAAAAACTTGGTCTCGTGCGGGATATAAATTATCGGCTGATTTAAGTCGAGTAACCCCAGAGCAGAAAACTGTACTGCGTGTTTAACCGAAGAGATGTGGTTGGCAGGTCAATGGCAGCGCTGTTTATATCTTTAAGCAATCCCTTAGAGGATACGAGTTCAGTCGGGGAAATGGCGAACAACCCCACGGACTGGTTAGTTGTAAGCAAACGCAGCTAAAAGAGCGTGACAGCCGGAGAGACGGAAAATTTAGTGACAACATAAAGGGATTTATGCGAAAGCAATGCCCTGCGTTGAGTAAAGTCGGTATAGGGACGGAGCAATGCGTATATCACACTAATACGCAATCACAGAAAGAAGTCGGAAACGATGAGCACTCTATACATAAAATCCGTAACCCATAAGCGGCAATGCGGTAACTGGCAAATGATAGGCGTAAGTTTGCAACGGTTGTTAGCGTCAAAGTTTAAAGTTTTGGGGAGCGCAAAACTAAAGTGTGGATTTCAAAACACATTTGCTAGTACAGAGACACAACGGCATGTGAAACCGTTGCGAATGATAGATGAAGTGTGTTTTGAAATGGCAAACAAACGAGGAATGCAACAATGGAAAAATTAGAAATTAAAGTGTAATCACTGCGCCACCCTATTCTAGACAAAATCAGCATAGACTGATTGCACTACTCCACTTACCGCTCGAAAGGGCGGTATTTTATTGACATCACTCTTTCAAGGTTAGGGGCTATTTTTCTCGCAAGATTTCCTAAATTCCTTTAAAAAACAATCTTGAAAAGCGGGATTTAATTTATAATAAAAGTCAATCATCTGTTCTTGAAAAACAAGAATTTGCTTAGAAAGCAAGGACATTATAACAGGCGTTGAATCAAAAGCTTTTTTCTGAAAATGATTTTTCATCATTTCATAAACTATTTTAATCTCTTCATCATCAAGGTTCTCAAGCAATTTTTTCTGTTTTCTATATTCAATATATTCAAGCGCAGCACGAAGTAAAGGCTTGCAAATTAAATATAACACTAACGAAATAGTGATATTTAAAATATCACCTAAATGTAACCAACTTTTAAAAAGTGGCGGTGTTTTATCAATTAAAACATTCGTTATTTCAACAGGCATAAACATATAGGCAAACAGTAGAAAAATTAAGAACATTGTTACTTCCTTTATACTAATTTTATCTAAAAGGTATTTAAAGAAATCCCACATATTAAGTTCCTTGTAATGTTTGAAGTAAGACGCAAGCATTATATTCCTTGTTTGAAGTAAGGCGCAACAAGGCGAGTTTTTCGGTTCTCGTTAAAAAACCGTATTGACAACACCGCTCACATCAGATTAAGATGCCCCATATCCAAGCCGTCTCAAACACGGCTTTTTTTGTACCCAAAATTCACAGGAGAACAAAATGACAACGCTTACCTATCAAGATTTATGTAAACAACAGCAACAATACAACAACGTTCTAATTGAACGCAGAGCAACATTAAGAGAGCAAATCAGACAGCTTAGAGTAGCGCTGGCAATGGATTTAGGACTACTCGAAAGAACCTACAAAAAACAACTTAATGACCCAGCCCCGACAGAACCTTATGTGAAAATAACTGATTGTGAGGGCGTTCCAAGCGACGAGCACCAACTTAAAGCCGAATATGACTGTTTACACAAGCCGAATATCACGTTCGGATTAACGTTAGCACTGGAAGAAGGCCCAACAACCTACCCTAAAAAACCGGTTCACCTTGTTATCAAGGCTTACTATATTTCAGAAAATTGCGTAAGATTTATTTTTCCTAACATTGACGGCACACCTTCTTTTGGCGTGAATATTGATGACGATGAGCAAAGTAAGTTTGCTCAAGTTGTTGAAGCCTATAAACAGCTTGTAATGAAAACTTTTACAATTTAATTTGACACCCACCGCCCAATCATTTAGGATATTCTCACTTTCAACAGAAAGTCGGGAATTGGCGTTCCTGAATTGATTAGGGCGGCGAAAAGACAGACGCTCAAGCGTCTTTTTTTATAGCCGTAAAACAGCAAATCTACCTTTTGCTAAAATTTTAGTAAAAGCCCAATGATGAACTGTTTGAGAGATCGAAAGATCGCCGTTTACTCTAATCAACGGTACGCCAATCTTGAACAGTTCATCACCAGCAAATTGGCGTTTGTTCGTGATGATTTCTAAAACTTTGATTAGAGAATCACAAAATGACAAACTCAAACTTAATTCCTGTTTTTAACGGTTTAATCCAAAATCACCCTGTTCAACTTTGCAACGCACGTGAACTTCACGCATTCCTAGAAATACAAACTCGTTACAATGACTGGATCAAAAACCGCATAAGCGAATATGGTTTCATCCAAGATGAAGACTACTTCATCATCACCGAACGCACCAACGGACGCCCACGCAAGGAATATCACATCACCCTAGATATGGGCAAAGAACTCGGCATGGTCGAACGCAACGAACGAGGCAGACAAATCCGCAAATACTTTATCGAATGCGAACGTAGAGCAACCCAACCAAAACAAATCGCTTTGCCGGAACCGGAAAAGACATATACCGTCACACTAACGGAATATGAACTGCAAACCGTAGCTTGGGCGTGCTTCGCATTCCGACGCAACAACAACTTGCTGCACGAGCTTTACAGCCCGCTTGCTGCCATCGGTTCAAAATTCGCCGTCGAAGCAAGAGATAATGCTGTTGAATATCGCAACACACTACGCCGCTTCAACGAAGTAGTGAAACGTATCACCGTCGACATTGAAGCAGATCCAGAAACAAACTGGCGCGTACTGAAGCATATCCGCAGCTTTAACGAAAAAATCTTCGGTAAAGTCGAAACCACCATCTAAAACACCACAAAATCCGACCGCACTTTTTTTTAAGCCTGCGGCGGATTCTCACACCTAAAATCCGACAAAAGGAACAGAAAATGAACAAATTAATCATTACGCTCGTGTGTGCATTTGTGGTGTATATGGCGCACGCCCTAAATCTTAATCAAGACTGTGACGGCAAAGTCTGTCACACCGAACAGACACAACAATATTAACAAACCACCGCTCTTATGGGCGGTTTTTTATTGGAGGAAAAAAATGAACATTGCACCATTATTTATTTGTAGATTACTACAACGGGAACCTGTCAGCCCTTGGAAAGAATTAATAGACAGTCTAGAGAACAATCCTTTCGATTGGGTCGCGAATAGTTGCACTGTGGATAACAAAAACAATAAAACTAGATTTTGGATCGGAAATGGATACCCGCATTTTAAAATTTATCCGGGAGATTTTAAAATCCCGATTTCGCAAAGATACAGAGTTTACAAGGCTGTAAACGAGGTACAAGTAGCTAGATTTAAATCAAATAAATAATGGATTTTTATTGGAGTAAATATGGATATTAATATCTACGAAGATTTTTTATCAAAAGCAGAAATTGAGTTTTTGACTGGCAGAAAGCAGAAATCTCTTGTTGTTGAGCAGCTAAATGCGATGGGTATACCTTTTAAGCGGAACGCCAACGGGTATCCTATTGTACGCAGAGATTATGACAAAGTAAAATCTCGAACTGCTAAAACTGAATCTCAAAATTATGAAAATAATGCCTGGAGACCATCTGTGCTACAGGCGTAGGAGGTATGTATGGCCAGACCACGTAAGCGCGAAAACCAGGGCTTACCACAAAACTTGTTATGTCGTAAACGCCAAAGAAAAAATGGGAAGATTGTAACCTATTACTATTATGTAATGATAGATAAAAAAGAAAAGTCACTGGGAACGGATAAGCATCTAGCTGTATTAGAAACGGCTAAGCTCAATTGTGACAGGGTTTTAATGAAAAGTGAAGTCGCCACATTCTTGACAGTTGCAATAAGATATGAAAATGAAGTATTGCCGATGAAGGCAGAAGGAACGCAGAGAACCAACAAAACAAACATTAAACGCTTGCTTGAGTTTTTCGGCAATCCACCAGCCCCACTTGATGACATTGAGCCATACCATATAAAACAATATTTAGACTGGCGAAAACATCAAACTGCATCAGCAAATAATGAGGTTGCATTATTCCACCATATATGGATGAAAGCCCGTGAATGGGGATATACAAAATACTCCTGCCCGAGCGAAGGAATCCAGCGATACAAGGTTAAGTTTCGCGACATTTACGTGGAAGACCACATTTTTGAAATGTTAAGAGAATCAGCTGATCCGATATTAAGAGACTTGCTTGACGTGGCTTACCTTACAGGACAAAGACCAGTTGATATAGTTAATCTCCAGCCGAGTCAAATCATTGATGGAGTATGGCAAGTTAGACAGCAAAAAACAAAAAATAAAGTAAGTATCGCAATTGTAGGGAAATTAAAAGAGATCTTAGATAGGAGGATGGCGGAAAATAAACCCTATCTATTCTGCAACAAGTACGGGAATAGGTTAAAGCCAATAATTCTGACTCACTGGTTTATCAAGCTAAGAGCCAAAGCCGCTAAAAAACATCCTGAATTTTCAGACGAGCTCCTTGCCGTCCAATTCAGAGATATACGTGCGAAAGCTGGTACGGATAAATTTTTGTCTTCAGACACCGAATCGGCTCAAAAACAACTTGGCCATACAAACGCCCAGATGACAAGACGTTACATAAGGAGGAATAAGATTGTCCAACCAACCAAGATATAATTTCGGAACGCTTTGTATAATTTCGGAACTATAGTAATTTAAATAATAATTAATTTATTGAAATCATTAATATTTATTGGTTACTATACATCATCTAAATTTTTGTTATAAAAAACGACCCCCCCTCTCAAAACACACCCAACCCCGGCACATCTTTTTTTTTTTT